CCTGCTGGGGCGTTTCGCCTTATTATCGCTTACTTGTTTCTTTCGTAGTGATCTAGCTGGCATTTAAGGCCGTCGGCCGTCATGACGCAATTCTTGGAATAAACGGCGTGATAATTTACGTCTACGTATCCTATAAATAGTAATACGCCTATAGTAAGAGCTATTAGTACCCTCTCCATGCTAGGCGCTCGCTAGATCGCGTAAAAGAGTAGGGCTATCGGCCGCTAGAGCTATCGTATCCGTGACGTCAAAGACATAACGCCACGTAAAGCGTGGCTTATCGTCATCATCGCCGCCGCCTATCGGTACCATGATAGCGATACCCTTAGCACCCTTGCGTACGCAACGGCCAGCACTGCGCCACGCATGAAACCCAGCGCAATTAGTGGCGTTAGGCCGTTGCACTAGGATCCATAGGCAATTCTTAGGTGAATAGTGGCTAAGTAACGTGCTAGGTATCTCCACGCCACTATCGTGCAACGCGGCCGCGGCCGCGCTCAAGTCTGCTATAAAGCTAGCTTTATCCTCTTTAGATCGTGCCATGACTTAATTCTCCTCTACTATTCTTACACGCTTAAGTGTAACGCCTAGTGCGCCACACTCGCAATCCTCTATGAATTCCATGTCATCATCGTCGTAAGCTCTCTCAGCAATAGCTGGGCAATTTACGCATTTGGCATAGTAGTAATAGATCATGTTCTTATGTCCCGTCTATCGCTGGCACGTTGCGAGCGATAGGCTTAAAGTAGTGAGCCATTAAGCGCATGTCAATAGGCTAAGCGCTTATTTATCCTGAGAGTATCCTGAGAGAATTAGGGGTAGATGGCTCTCTCTCATGGGCTAAGTCTGCCCTATCGGTATCTCTCTCATGGCTCTAGGCCGATTATTCATAGCTCTAGGCACGGCCTAGGCATGGGCTAGACATGGCCTAGACATGGCCTAAGTAGAGTCACCAGCACCGCCTATCTCGTACCGCAACGCCATCAATTCCCCTAATTCCAGCGATTAACGGCCTAGTTAGATAGCGATAGCCGCTAATAGGTAGCGATTACGAGCTGGTTAATTCGCAACGTATCCCCTACGTCATAGGGGTAGGCCGTGCGTCTATGAATCTCTAGCGATAGGTGAGAGTTAGACAGAACGACCCACGGGTGTTTAATTTCGCGTCCTACCCTACCCTACTATCAACCCAGATATTTTTTCTAAACATAGGCTATAACCAGTATAAAATACTGACTATAGAACATGTGATACAACTCACACAACTATTTTTGAAAAAGGTGGGATAAACACACGATATCCCGCCTTAGTATATATAGGGGGACTTCACGGCGCATTAGAAGTCCCCAGTTACCGAGCAGGCCCTATGGCCTGCGAGTTACCGTTACGGTGGGGCGCTTGCGGCGCCCCCTAGTTAACTGTAGGGCATTGGAAATGCCCCTTATCCTTACCCACTAAGCGTACCCCCAAAGGGGTACGTAAACTGGGTGTAGTCTAAATATTTTTTGGGAAGGATATTTCTGCCATATGGCCAGTATCCCGAAGAACCATATGCTTGCGCCTACAGCAGAGCTTTCGGCGCCAGAGGCAAAAGAACTTATCCTCAAGTTGGTAGAAGACGGCTACTCAATTGCTGACGCTACTCGCGCCAGCAAGAAGACTATCAAGTCATATGAGTACTACCGTGCCAGCGATCCACAGTTCAGGGAAGCAATTGACCTAGCTCGCGCCGTGCAACGGCGCAAAGGTGTTGTTAGCACAGAAGACAAAGACATCTCATTTGAAGATTTCCGTTCCAAGTTTCTCAACTCCAAGACTTTCCCCCACCAGCGCAACATCATCAGTTTATTAGAGGAAGGCCAGCCAGCCTGGCTTCACCCCTCTATGACTTATGAAGAGGGCTTCCCCCAGTATGTCCTGTGCAACATGCCACCAGAGCATGCCAAGTCCATGACGGTCAGTATTGACTACCTGACCTATCGGATCGTGACAGATCCTAACGTACGTATCAAGATTGTCTCCAAGACGCAGAACATGGCCAAAGAGTTTCTCTATGCCATCAAGCAGCGTCTGACTTCCCCTACCTATGCTGAGTTGCAGCGGCGNTANGCGCCAGCTGACGGCTTNAAGGCTAGTGCCGACAAGTGGACCGCAGANTCAATTTACCTAGAGCGCGACTCAGGTGAGAAAGATCCGACTCTCCAGGCTCTAGGTATCGGCGGTCAAATCTACGGCGCACGTGCAGACTTGATCGTACTCGATGACTGTGTGACGCTAGCCAACGCAGGCGAATTTGAAAAGCAAATTCGCTGGATTCAACAAGAAGTCTTAACTCGCGTTGGTCCGACAGGAAAGATTCTTATTGTAGGTACCCGNGTAGATCCTATGGATCTATACCGCGAAGTCCGCAATCCTGATAGATACCCCGAAGGCAAGTCCCCTTGGACCTATCTGGCTATGCCAGCAGTTCTTGAGTTTAAGGACAAAGTTGAAGAGTGGGAAACNCTCTGGCCTAAATCTGATAGACCGTGGTTGGGCGATGAGGCAGGCCCCGACGCAGACGGGCTATACCCACGATGGGATGGAAANAACTTACGCCAAAGGCGAGGATTACTTGACCCAAAGACTTGGGCAATGGTTTATCAGCAACAGGATGTGGACAGTGAAGCGGTCTTTAGCCCAGAATGTGTACGAGGCAGTGTCAGTGGTATGCGAGCATCTGGCAACCTTGTTATCGGCGCACCTGGACATCCTACATCCCTCAACGGTTCATACACGATCTGCTCGATGGATCCAGCCATGTCGGGAGATACATTCTCCATCGTCTATACAGGAGACAGAGCAACCCAAAAGCGTTACATACTAGAAGCATCAAGGATGCCTGCGCCTACACCACAGCGCATCCGTGAACTAATCTTTAGTTGGACCGAGAAGTACAACCCAAAAGTATGGGTCATTGANAAGAACGCTTTCCAGTTGTTNCTTACAATGGATGANGAAATCAATAAGTTCTTAGCATCACGCGGCATTAGACTTGTCCAGCACTACACAGGTGCCAACAANATGGATGCTGAATTTGGTGTGGCTTCGATGGCTCCGCTCTTTGGAACTGTTGACAAGCTCGGCAAGCACATGGGTAATAACCTCATTGACTTGCCACGCACAGATAATGAAAACATCAAGGCTCTGATTGAGCAGTTGATTACTTGGTCACCAGGCACCAAGAATAAGCAGGACGGCCCAATGGCCTTATGGTTCGCAGAAACCCAAATGCGCGATTACATCAACCAAAATGGTGCTTATGGTAGTTCATGGGTTAAAAACCCATTTGCTACTCGCAACGAGATTGCTAAACGCAGAGTCGTGAACCTAGAAGAATATCAGAAAATCCAAGAGAAGATCGCATCTAACGGGGGATACCTATAGTGCTAGACATTGATGTCATNAGTGATAAGTTGCGGAAACTACGCGGCCATTATCACACACGCGATTCCCGCTACGACGACCTATTAGCGATTCGCCAAGGCAAGATTGATACTGTCTTTCCAGGCATGTTCTCCGAGGATTACCCAAAGCCAATGATCGCTAACTTTATTGACATCGCAGCTCGCGATGTTGCAGAAGTTATCGCTCCACTGCCTACCTTCTCCTGCATGACCACAGACTCAGTATCTGATCGCGCACGTAAGAAAGCAGACCTTCGCACCATGATTGCTGCTGGTTACCGCGACACTGCCAACCTACAGACCATGATGTACTCAGGTGCAGATCGTTACCTGACCTTTGGTATGCTACCTATCATCATTGAGGAAGACCATGAGAACAAGCGTCCTGCTATTCGTATTGATTCTCCTATTGGCGCCTATCCAGAATTTGATCGCTTCGGCAAGTTAATCTCATACAGCAAGCGTTACACCAAAACTGTACGTGAACTTATCAACGATTTCCCTGAGCATGAGACTGTTATCCGTGGGCAGTACGAGAACCGCAACTCACAACGCATCCTTGAGATGTATCGCTACCAAGATAAAGAACAGCTAGTTCTATTCTTACCAGAGCGCAATAACTTTGTTCTATCAAAAGCGATTAACCAAATGGGTGAAATCCCAGTTGTTATCGCGGTACGTCCTGGCATTGACTCTGACGAGCATCAACGCGGTCAATTTGATGACATCATGTGGGTACAGGTTGCTCGTTCCCGCTTTGCAAGTTTGGCACTGGAAGCCGCTCAGAAATCCGTCCAAGCGCCCTTCGCGCTACCAGCCGATGTTAACGTTCTTGAAATCGGTCCAGATGCCACTATCCGTTCAGCCTCTCCAGAGAAGATCCGCCGTGTTGATCTAAACATTCCCAACGGTATCTTCCAAGAGAACGCTTTGCTTGACCAAGAAATGCGTACTGGCGCACGTTACCCAGAAGGTCGCCTTGGCCAACAGTCAGGTTCTATCATTACTGGCAAGGGTGTACAAGCACTCATGGGTGGCTTTGATACTCAAGTCAAGACAGCACAAGCAGTATTTGCTGAGTGCTTCCGCAAGGTGATGTTCCTTTGCTTCAAAATGGATGAAACCATTTGGCCAGAAGTTACTAAGGAAGTACGCGGCATTAACGCTGGCGCTCCTTATGAAATCAACTACACACCTTCTAAGGACATTGCAGGAGATTACTACTGCGATGTTACCTACGGCCTTATGGCAGGACTTGATCCTAACCGTGCATTAGTCTTTGGGCTTCAAGCACGTGGCGATAAGTTAATCAGCCGTGACTTCTTGCGTCGTCAGATGCCGTGGGAAATGAACGTCACTATGGAAGAAGAGCGAGTTGAAGTTGAAGAATTACGCGATGCGTTAATTCAAGCAGTTTCAGGTTATGCTCAAGCACTTCCTGCAATGGTGGCACAAGGTCAAGACCCATCTAAGATTCTTAGTTCTATGGCTATGGTCATCAATGGCCGCCAAGAAGGACGTCCAATTGAAGACGTCATAGCGGAAGCCTTTGCTCCGCAGGAACCTCAAGTTTCCCCAGAGCAGGCTCAGACCGCTGGTGAGGCACAAGCCCCAGGACAGGCGCCCTCTGGGGAACCTACTTCTGGTCAGCCAGGTCAACTTCCAGAAGGCTTACAGTCATCTGGTCGTATGTCAGGTGTAGCACCAGGCCAGCAAGGCATGGCTCCTGGTGGACGCCCAGCCCTGCAAACATTACTTGCAGGTCTTTCATCTTCTGGTGCAGCGCAGATGTCTGCTGGTGTACTCAGAAGGCAACCAATCTAAACGCGTTTTGGTTGTCTAAAACTAATCCCTATAGGAGAAATAAATGAAAGCATCAAAGATGAGCATTTCCGCTCCAAAGCCTGCCAATCAAGGCGGACATGGTAGCGCACCAGTGCAGCCAGCAAAGATTCAAAAGAAGATCGGTGCTGCAATGCCAGGAGCAACAGCTATGAATTTTACAAAGCAACCAGCAGGTACCAAGGGTACCAACAAGGGCGCGAAGTAACATTGCACGACCATGACGACGAGGACTTCCCACTGCTCTTAACGCCGTGGGATGTCCTTGCCGTTTCAGCAAAATTATTTGTAGATATCTTTACAGCATTTGCATTATTTATGGACGCGATAATGCACATGTTTATTAACAAAGCAGATGTCGTGGATTCCCAAAAGGCTTTCCACGATGATGTAACCCGAACCATTGAGACTATTATAGAGGGCGAGTAAAACATGGCAGGCAAAGGCGGATATCAAGCTCCATCTAAACCAGCAATGTCATCAGGCCCTGGCGCAATGTCGCAACGAACCGATGGCGGACCAGCATCAAAGCAAGCAGCACGATACATGGCTGGTGGAGACTACGGCGATGGAACAGACATGATGAACATACAGCAGAGTGCGCCTATGGCAGCAACACCTGATGTTAAAGGTATGCCAGCAGGTCAAGTAGCACGAGCCGCACAGCAAGCACAGGTAGTTCCTATGAACGCACCTACACAACGCCCAGATGAACCAATCAGTTCTGGCGCCGATTTCGGCGCAGGTCCTGGCATGGAGTCACTTGGACTTGGCGCACAAGATGTTGCAGCAAACGATGCTTTCAAAGCATCTATTGCTATGTACATGCCAGTGCTTTCATTCATTGCAAGCCGCCCAAATACATCTCCAGAGACACGGCAGGTCATTCGCCAGTTAAGGAATAGCCTGTGAGTTTATGGAACAGAATTGGTGAGGTTGCGACTAACGCTGGCAAGTTTGTAGGAGAAGTAGCTGGCGGAGTCGCTGGTTCTGCTAAATTTGCATGGGATGTAGCAACTGCCCCGTTTAACGATGCCGAACAATACAACGGTTTTGTTAACACTTTCAAAAGTGCTTATGATGAAAACCAGAAAGCTATTGCTAAACCTATAGCATCTGTTGGCAACGCTATTATGAAAACTCCAATTGTTGCTCCCGCACTTAAAGAGCTTAATACAATTAACCAGAATGTTTTGCGTGAACCTGCCGCAACAGTTAACCTTGTACAAGGTGACGTTAATCAATCTGGAAATGTTCTTAATTACTTCAATCCTGCCGAATGGAAAAAAGCCTATCAAGGCGCACAGAGCATTTCAGTTGGACAAGCTGTTAATTATGTTTGGAACAAATCTATATTTGATAAAAATTTTAACATCTACGATCCTGCTCAACGCGAACAAGCTTTTAAGAATAGCACTTGGGGAAAAGTAACCAGCGGAGCAATTGATGCTGCTGCTCAATTGGGATTAGACGTTTCTCTTGGTGCTGGTCGTGCAATCAAAGCAGCAAAAGCAAGCACTCTCGGTGTTGGTGCGATCCGCACAGCTGATGACGCTGCTCAAGCCGCAGAAGAAATTACCAAGGCTCAAATTGGTGGAGTTAAAAACCGCTTCACTAAACCTTTAGAAGATTTTACAAAAAACGATTCATTGTATGCCCTTAACCATCCAATGATTAAATCATCTAGCAACCCTGGCCTTTTAGCCCACATGCTTGGTGAGTCAACAGATGTCAATACCACAGCAGAGATTCTTCGCTCTGCACTTGGCGATCCTCAAGCAATGGCTGATCTTGCAGTCAAGCGAGCAGATTTAACTCAAGCACTCGACCTTGCTAAGAGCAATCTTGACGCTGTTGATAATTACAAGTTGTTTGCTGTTCCAGATGGAAGCGGCATGCTTCCCTTTATGAGTTTTGACAAAGGCGTTCTTAAAGAAGCAAAAGATAACTATGATGCTCTTATTAAAAATGACAAGTATCTTGCTAAACTTATGCAAGTTGGTCAAGGTAGCGGCAGTCTCACTCGTACCACTGGAGTTGGGCTTCAATCAGCAGAAGACTTTGTTGCCAAATCACGTGCCTTAAAGTTTTACGATAAGACAGTTGGTAATCCAAAGGTTGAGGTTTATCAACCTACACCTTTCCACAAGATGTATCAGAAGATTTCTTGGGCAGCCGATGAGCGCCCAGCAGGTCTAGTTGATTTTAACGATCCAGATTCTTACAAAGAAATTGTTGCAGAACTTAATCGTGTGACTCCTGGCCTTACCAAAGTTGGTGCCGTTAGCCAAGAAGAAGCAAATGGTTTATTAAATAGCTACATTGGCGCTGCCACTCCAGAGGCTCGTAATCAAGCTGCCCTTACTCTTGAAAACACTTTGTTTAAGCGCATTGCCGACAAGCATGGAATTGATCCAGATTTAGCAGAAGAAATTTATAGTGGGTACAAAAATGCCCGTGTTAGCGCCATGCAAGCAATTAAAGACCAAGGCTTTATGGTTGACTCAGACAAGAAAATACTTACAGTTCAACAACTTGAATCTCAATCTGCTGATTTCCTTCCACTTATGGATTTTGAGTTGATGGATAAGTTGCTCAAACGCAACGCAGAATCTTTGAACATGCTTGGCAAAACTGGCAAAGTTGTAGGCCAAGGCAAAGATACAGTTCTTCATTACATGGATTTCTTGCAAGATGCTTTTAAGGCTGGAGCGCTGCTCCGCCTTGGTTACACACTTCGCAACGGACTTGACTCTCAACTTCGTATTGCTGCATCTGTAGGCGCTATGGCTAGCCTTAGTCATCTAGGTGAAGGCATGAAAGACCTTGTGTACAATACTTACAAAACCGCAGGTAGCATGGTAGATGACTTAAAGGTAATCCCTGGCGAAAAAATAAACTTTAAGCAAGTTGAAAAAAATCGAGTTAATGTGCTTAAAGAAATTAACGCACATGACAAGAAAATTGCTGAGCTTGAAGCCACTGTTAGCCTTGGTGGCGTAGATTCTATTGACGCCATTGGCGAACTTGGTGTTGAGCAGACCCTTCGTGCTGAGAAGCAAGGCATCTTTGAGCATTACACTGATCTGATTGCTAATCGAGCAGAGAAATCAGCGAAGCGTTACATTGGTACTGGAACATTGCCAATTTACACATCAGATGGAAAAGTCTATTTCCTAGACGATGCTTTTGGCGGAAAACTTGGTGAAATGTTCCGCGCCAAGACTTCTTCTTCTGCATCATTTCAGCGCATGGTTGATATCAACACTGATCTTTATTCCAAAAACCTTGCAAGCAAAGGTATTGGAATTATTAAACCAGAAGACCCACAATACTTTGAACAATGGGCGCAGACACTTAACCGTCAATTTGGCAACTCAAAGGTAGTCAAGAAAATTGCAGATGGCGAGTCGGTAGATGACATTTCTAAATGGCTTCGCAGCAGCCCAGAAGGCCGCGATCTACGCAGTCGCCTTGGACTTAGCGCAGATGACTCTGCCGAGTATGTAACAAAGATCAATGGTTTCTTTGACCATTATCTTCCAGATACATCTGGCTTGCGTAATAAACTTGGTGAGATTACGCCAAATGATTTGCGTAAAACATTCAAAGACCCTGCCGATCTTCCAGTTATTCACGGCCATGTGCTTCGTAATAACATTGACAATTTAGATCATATTCAAGCTCGTAAAATTATCAATGGTCTATTCAAAGTTCTTGGCACTATGCCAGAAGATGCTTGGGCGAGACACCCACTTTACATTAAGTTGTATCGTGATGAAGCCAAACGGCGCCTTAATATCTTGTCAGATGCCAAGCAAGCAACAGTTACTCCAGCAGAGCAACAGGCAATTATGGCCGAATCTCACAAGATTGCTCAACGCGGTATGAAGCAGATTTTGTTTAACATTGAGCGCAGAAGTAACCTTGCTGCTGCATTTAAGTATGTTAGCCCGTTCTTCTCAGCACAAGAAAATGCTTACAAGACATGGATGAAGTTTGCTGCTAACAACCCAGCAATTGTTAATAAGGGCTACCAAGTATGGGAAGCACCCAACAAGGCTGGTTTAGTTACAGACCAAGATGGCAAGCCAGTTCCAGAAGGCAAGACTACTGGTAACGATAATATTTGGATTCAACTTCCTAAAGGTGTATCAAAACTGCCTGGTTTTATAGGTAGAGGACTTACATCACTTGACAACATGGCAATTCCAAAGCAGTCATTAGATGTTCTGTTTCAAGGTGGCATGGATCTTGCTTTTAACAAAGGAAACCAAAATGCCTTTGGTGACTTATTCCCAATTGGGCCTTATGTGGCAATTCCTGCTTCTGAATTTGTTAAACGTTATGAAGGTAAAGTTCCAGGAATCGAAGATGCTTTTCACTGGGCGCTACCTTACGGTCCTTCTAGCGCAACAGGATCTTTAGATCAGTTCATGCCAGCTTGGTACAAACGGGCGCAAACTATGTCATCTGGAATGGATGATAAGAAATATGCTCAGACTTTCCAATTGATCTGGAATACAGAACAATACAATGCAAAGCAAGAAGGAAAGCCACCAGTATCTGATAAGAAGATTGCTGAAATGACCAGCGCTTTTTATAAGATGCGTATTGCTGCAAACCTTATCCTTCCATTTGCTCCTAAGTTTGATAGCCCTTATCGCTTCTACATGGATCAATACCGTGCTTTCCAAAAGCAATACGGACTAGATGCAGACCGTAAGTTCCTTGACCCACAAACGGGCTATCCAGATTTCTTTGATTTTGCTACTAGCCTTTCAAAAAATCCTACTGGTATTCAGTCAACTGAAAATGCTGTCACTAATGCCCGCAAGTATTCAGACCTTGTTGGCGACATTTTCAATGAAATTCCTTCATTAGTCGGTTTTATTGTCAATGATCCTAAAGACAGCAAGTTTTCACCAGCTGCTTATACCTGGCTTTCAACAAACAAAGTTTCCCCAAGTAGCCCAGATACATTTAAGCAAGCTCAAAGTCCAATTGAGGCTCGCAAAAAGAATGAAGCCTCAAGAGGATGGGCTACCTACGGGCAACTTACTGATTACATTGACGAGCAACTCAAAACTAGAGGATTAACTTCTATTAGCCAAAAAGGTGCAGAAGATTTACAAGCTGCAAAGCAGGCAGTTATTGATAACCTTGCTTATGTTAGAGATGCTCAAGGCAACCCAGTTGTTGATAAAACCACAGGGCAAAATGTCAAAACTGCATGGTATGACGACTATTTAGATACAGATGGATCTAAAACTAACCGAGTCATTGCTGGCCTTGGCAAAGTTTTTGATAATACAAAATTCATGGAAGATCATAAAGATGATCCTACTTGGAAATCGGTTCGCTTGTATTTGAATCTACGCCAAACACTTGCTGCTCAGCTTGCCAGCCGTGCTGTTAAAAGCATTGACGCTAAAGCTAACCAAGACATTAAAACTGCTTATGACGTCGTTGTAGATAACTTAAAACAAGACAATGGTTTTAAGAACATGTATGACAGATTGCTTTCGCAGGATCTTGTTTATGAAAAGTACTTGACTCCAAAGGAGAGTAAATAATGGCTGACGTCTATGACGATCTGGTTAAAAGAGGGGTAATGACCCAGGCGCAAGCTGATGCCGCAAGGGCAAAAGTTGCTGCCGCTGGCGCAAGTACTACTACTTCAATTAAAAAGCCACCTAAGTCTGGCACATTTACTCGCACTCAAGAGTCTGTCACCATGCCAAATGATGCTTCGATAGTGGATGACATCAACAAGACTTACCAAAAGTATTACGGCAGAAATGCTACTCCACAAGAAGCCTTATCTATGCTTCCTGAAATCAAGGCTCAATACCTTACTCCAGATGGTCAGACAAAATCTACTATTAAAGAGACTTACCAAAATGGCGTATTAAAGAATACCCAATACCTTACAAACCAAGGTACCGATCTTGGCGATTATCTTGACTCACGTGTCAAGCAACAATACCTTTTAGGTGGACCAGCAGTAAACAAGTTAAACATTCCAGAAGGTCCTGCTGGTCAGTATTTTACAAACCTCAAGAACGTTGCTTTCCAGAATGGTATTCCACTTTCAGATGATGCTGCTCGCCAGCATGCTATGGATATTGTCTCTGGCAAAACAAGCGAAGATACAGTCTCTGGTTTGTTGCGTGAAAGCGCAGCGGGGCTATACCCACAATTTGCAGAGCAAATTAAAGCTGGAACTAATCTAAAGACACTGGCAGATCCTTACATGCAAACAATGTCTAACATTCTTGAAATTCCAGCAGCCAGTATTGACCTTTCAAATGATACAATTAAGTCTGCTCTTAACGCAGTAGGCCCAGATGGCAAGCCACAAACCAAATCGCTTTATCAATTTGAACAACAACTACGCAATGACCCACGCTGGGGTTACACCCAAAATGCACGTCAGAGCCTAGACAATGTAGGACTGCAAGTACTTCGTAACTTCGGATTGGCGTACTAATGGCGACTATTGATCCATCTGTATTAGGCAAGTACCTTGGTGGCGTTGGCCCAGCACCAGAGATGCCAGAACCAGCAAAACCTTTAACTAAAGCGCAACTTACTGCCGCAATGAAGGCCAATGCTGCTAAATCGGCTACTGACATAGCTGCTGCCGAATCAGAGCAAGTAGCCAATTTGCAAAGTGCAGAAGCTGTAGATGCTGCTGTTGCAACCAATGATGCAGTAAGTAAAACTAATGAAGCGTATATGGCTCTAGCAGAAGAAGCAGCAAAAACTGCCGCTGCTCTTGAAGCCCCAGGCGGACCTGTTAATCAAGTGCTTGGAACTGACTACACAGGCGTGACAGATCAATCTATTGCTAAGCAAGTTGATGCTACCCAGAACCTTGTTTCTTTATTTAACTCATACGGACTTGGTGGAGACATTGCATCAGCAATTACTAATCTTGTTAAGCAAGGTTTTAGTGGAGATACAATTTCCCTAATTGCTCAAGATCCAAAAAGCCAAGATCCATTAGCTGTTGCTTATCGTGAACGCTTTTCTGGCAACGCTGCCCGCATGGCTAAAGGTTTAGCGCCTCTAAACCCATCGCAATACCTCAACCTTGAATCTACCTATAATGAAATCTTGCGTAGCGCAGGTACGCCAGATGGTTTCTATAACACAAAGGCTGGCTTTGCCAATTTTATTGGCAACGATGTATCTCCTAGCGAATTACAGAGTCGCGTAAGTCTAGCCAAGGACGTTATTGCCAACTCTGATCCTTTCTATGCACAGCAAATGCAGAACCTTTATGGCCTTGACCAAGGTCATGCTATTGCTCACTTGCTTGATCCAAATGCTGCTATGCCTTTGATCCAAAAGCAAGTAGAAGCAACTCAGTTTGCTACCGCTGCTGCTAAGCAGGGACTTGGTGTGAACCAAGCAACTGCTGAATTATACGGTCCTGATGTTACGCAGGCTCAAGCACAAGCAGGATTTAGAAACATTGCCATGTCGCAACCTGAACAACAAGCATTAGCAACAACTTACGCACCAGCAAATGCTGGCGCTGTTGGGCAAGAATTACTTGGCGCCCAATTTGGTGGCGCAGGTTCTGCCGCAGCGCAACAAGAATTAGAACGTCAACGCCAACAACGCGTTAACGTATTTAGCGGCTCCGCAGGAGCAGGCAAGGGCAGCCTAGGAACAGACCAAAGCGGCGTTCTCTAGCCCACATAGACCTACCCCTACTCACTGGCATGGGGGTTGTGTAACCGAAGACCAGTAGCAGAAGCCACCACTCCTTCCCCTGGGAAGTGTTGCGGTCTGCGTCTCAACTAGAAAAGGGAGTGCCACATGGCAAACCAATATGAAGATGACGATGACGAGTTGGACATTGAAGATCAGTCACAATCTGATGATAAAGGTCCAGCCAATCTCCGCAAGGCTTTACGCCGTGCAGAGAAGGAAAAGAAGGAACTAACGGAACAGCTAGCAAGTATCCAACAGGATCTTCGCACTCGTTCAGTCAAAGAAGTATTGGCATCGAAAGGCGTACCTGATAAGGTCGCCAAGTTTATTCCTGGCGACGTAAGTACGCCTGAGCAAGTAGATGCTTGGTTAGCAGAAAATGCCGATGTATTCGGTTTCTCAAACTCAGCAGATGCTACTCAACCCGACGACACACCAACAGAAAATGCAATGGCGGTACAGCGTATTAACGCAGTTACCCACAATGCGAATACACCATCACGCGATCAAGACACAGCCTCAAAATTAGCTGGTGTCAAATCTAAAGCAGAACTTGATGTGTTGATCTTTGGTGAGCCTTCCAATGGAAGGCCGCGTCGGTAACCCATTCGCACACTACACCCTCATAGAAAGAAGGTGAAAAAATGGCATATACAGATACCTCTAACGCGTCTCTCGGAACCTCATTGGTCCAGACCGCGTATGATCGTTATGTAGAATTTGCTCTCCGTGCTGTTCCGCTTATCCGCGATGTTGCAGACAAGCGTCCAGTACAGCAAGCAATGCCTGGCTCATCCGTTGTATTCCAGATTTACAACGACATGGACGTCAGAACAACTCCACTTTCAGAGACGACAGATCCAGATGCTGTTGCTATCGGCAACACAACACCTATTACTGTTACTCTGAATGAATACGGAAATGCTTCACTTGCAACTCGCAAGTTGGAACTTTTCTCACTCTCAGACGTTGATCCAGCAATTGCTGACATCATCGCCTTCAACATGGCAGACAGCCTTGACACTGTTGCACTACGTCAATTGAACTTTGGTTCAAACGTAGTTGCAGAAACAGGCGCTACAGGCTCTGCAATCAGCACATACGCTGGTACATACACCAACGGAACTACACAAACCTCTATCGGTTCTGGTTCTGTTATCAAGTCACGCGACATCCGTTTGGCTGTTGCTAAGCTCCGCGCAGGTAAGGTTGTCCCACGTCAGGGAGAATACTACTGGTGCGGTATCCACCCAGAAGTTTCACACGATCTTCGTGCTGAGACTGGTGCTGGTGGATGGCGTGACGATCATAAGTACTCCGAGACTGGCGCGTCAGAATTTTGGCCTGGCACAATCGGTACTTACGAAGGTGCAATGTTCGTAGAGTCACCACGTCTATTCAACACAACTGACGGTTCTGGCGCAACAGGTACCACTGGTACATGGGGCGGATCAGATTACGTTTACTCAACTGGCGGCGTTCGTGTATTCCGTACACTCGTTGCTGGAAAGCAAGCACTTGCAGAAGCAGTTGCCGAAGAGCCACACGTTATCTTCGGACCAATTGTTGACAAGTT